AAAGTAAAGGATAGCGGTTACAATTGGTTTTCTATCATCTGTGATGATGGTACGGGGATTTGTTTCGCCGGTTCTTTTACTGGACTAGGAACATACGGAAAAATCAATAATGAAGGAAGTGTTACTGAAACTATTGGTAACATTTCAGTAACTGAAAATGGATATGAATATGAATCAATCAACTAATTGAAGGTTTTATATGAATATACAAAAACGAATCAAATCTCTCCGCACTGAATCAGGTCTACACCAGTCTGAGTTGGGAAAAGCCGTAGGAGTTTCTGCCCAGGTAATCTCGAATATTGAGAGAGGCTACACCAAGCCATCCACCGAACTGGTTAATCGGTGTGCAAAATATTTCGGCGTGCCGGCAGATTATCTTCTTGGTCGGACCACTGAAAAATATTCTACAACAGAGCAAAAAGAAGCTCCTGCTCTTTCTGCAAAAATAAAAGACCGGATGGATCAGTTGCAGCTGAACCCGTCCGATCTGATCACTAAATCAGAAATTCCCGAAGATTCCTTTGAGGATATCATGACAGGAACAGTTATCCCAGGGATAGATGTTGCCGGCAGGCTCTCTAAAGCCCTTGATACTTCCATAGATTATTTAGTAGGAAATTCTGAATTTAGTTGTGCCATTGCTTCTGAAGATGAACAAGATATTATTCTGAAGTTCCGCAAGATGTCAAAAAGAGGAAAGCGTCTCTTTTTGGCCATGATGGAGGAACTGGAAGAAAAATAAAAACAGCGCCCCTGCTCTGGAAAAGTAAGGCGCTATTTTGTCAAACAGATATTACATATATTCCAACAAAGGAGCATCCATATGGCACGAAAGAGAACTAATCTAATCGGCAACACTCCGTCTGTACGCGAAACAAAAGTCGCTATATATATTCGAGTTTCTACCATTCATCAGGTAGACAAAGACTCTATTCCCATGCAGAAAAAGGATTTAATTGCATACTGCCAGCTTATCCTCGGAACCGATAATTATGAAATTTTTGAAGATGCAGGGTATTCTGGAAAAAATACAGACAGACCAGCATTTCAGAATATGATGGGGAGAATCCGAAAGGGCGAATTCACTCATGTTCTGGTTTGGAAAATAGACAGGGTATCCAGAAATCTATTGGACTTTGCGGAAATGTATGAGGAGCTGCGTTCGCTACGTGTAACCTTTGTAAGTAAGAACGAACAATTTGATACCTCAACTGCAATCGGAGAAGCCATGTTGAAAATCATATTGGTTTTTGCCGAGCTGGAAAGAAACATGACATCTGAGCGAGTAACAGCAACTATGATATCAAGAGCTAACAGTGGCCAATGGAACGGTGGACGCATTCCTTTTGGATATAGTTATGATCCTAAAGAAAAAGTCTTTTTCATACGTGAAGACGAAGCCTCCATTTGCCGTGAATTAAAAGATCTTTATCTGCTTAATCGGTCACTTGCTTATGTCAGCAGAGCTTTGAACGAAAAAGGATATAAAACACGAGCTGGGGTAAGCTGGTCCCCTCATTCAGTATGGATCATCGCCTCAAGCCCTTTTTATGCAGGAATCTACCGATATAATCGATACAAAGGAGTAGAAAGCAGAACAATCAACCCGGAAGAAGAATGGGTTATGATTCAAAATCACCATCCGGCAATATTTACACTGGAAGAGCATCAAGCAATGAGAAGTATTATGAAATCTAACAAACGAAATATGGACAATCTTCCAGGAAGGGTTCATCTTTCTACAAAAACACATATCTTCCAAGGAATTATGTATTGTGATAAATGCGGCAGTAAGATGGTGTCTACCCCTGGCAGACTTCATGTTGATGGATATCGTACTTCAAACTACGGTTGTCCTTTAAGACGCAACACTAAAAAATGTAATAATCCTACTGTAAATGATATCGTCATAGGTGAATTCGTTATCAATTACATTCTGAATATGCTCAACGCCAAGAAAACATTTTCTACAATAAATACGCCAGATGAATTGAACGCTGCTCTTTTATCCGGATCTGTTTTCTCCGAAGTATCTTCTGTTGAAGAAAATGGGCTTAATAGCTTTTTTAATCTCCTGTCAAGATATGGTTCTGACAGATCTTATATTTTTTCAGTCAAGAGCCCACGAAAGAAAAAGGCAGCTGTTGATCCGGAACTTTCAAAACTTAGAAAAGAAAAAGAAAAGCAGGAGCGAGCACTCCAGCGTTTACAGGACCTTTATTTATATTCTGAGACTTCCATGTCGGAAAAAGATTTTATCATTCGGAAAAGTGAAATCTCATCTCATTTAGATAATATCAACAGGCAATTGGGGCTTATGACGCAAGATCAAGCCTCCTTCCTTTCAGATGAAGAATTTATTAAGCAAGCCAGTCATTTACTGATTCAAAAAGAATTAAAAAATAAAAAATATATCTATTTCAAAAAACTGGTCAGCACTGTGGATCCAGATATTTTAAAAGCATATATGGAAACTATTCTCGACTCCATCTACACAGCCGACGGAAAGATTACTGCTATTACATTCAAAAATGGGCTAACTCATAGATTCATATATAAAGACAAGTAATTGGTTCTAAATGCCAAAAGCCGGGAAATCGCTCCCGGCTTTCTATGTTTTATGGTATCTAACAAATGTTAGAAAACGGTGTCATATCAGAATCATGGCATCCCGCATGTTAATGGCAGGTAACCAGAATCTAACATTTGTTAAATATATATAAGGAAGCATTTAATCTTCCTTATATTCTATAACATCCTCTATCTTGCAATGAAGAGCTTTGCAGATCCTGTCGATCTGTTTTAAGTTGACTGGCTCGTTTTTCCCCATACTGGCAATGGTTCCGAAGCTTAAACCAGTCATATTTTTTAAATCCCCCTTATTCATGCCCTTATTGATAAGGGTATGCCAGAGGGGAGTATATGAAATCATCTATTTTCCTCCCAGTTTAAAATTTTCAAAGCCCGGATACGGTTCGAACGTCTCTGCGTACTGAGTTTCGTCTTCTTCCGTCCACTCAGGCTCATCATCTTCCTCGTCCTCATAGACGCAACCTGGGGCATCCTCATAGATTCCGTCTTCATATTCAGTTACCCACTCGCCATCCACGAAACAATCGCATCCGGTTGCATGGATGAATCCAACTCCGTCCTCGAAGCGATCGAAAGGCATGTTTTTAAGTTGCATTCTTCTTGTAGCTTTACCAGCTACAGATTCTGTTTTATTCATAGTGTTTCCTCCTCTGATTTGTCTGTTTTTTATCTGTCTTTATTATATAGTCTTGTTTAATGTATGTCAAGCTTTTGTTTCATTATATTGAATTTTTTCTCTATAATTTTAGAAATTTTCTCCAATAAACTATTGACATGTACGGTACATATGGTAATATACAACCATAGAAAGCAGAACAAATTTTCGTATAGACGGTGCGAAGTTTAGTTCTTAAAAGGAGGAAAAATTTATGTCAGAACTTTTGAAAAAGCAAAAATTTGGAGTTGAGGTAGAATTTACAGGAATAACAAGAACTATGGCCGCTGAGGCTGTTGCAGAAATCCTCGGAAGTCATGCTACCGGACCTGATCGCACTTGCTATCGTACTTATACGATTCGAGATAGCAAAAGAAGAATTTGGAAAGTAATGAGAGATTCAAGTATTTGTCCAGTTAGAAAAGCGGGACGTGAATTGATGGATGAATATAGAGTTGAATTTGTAACACCACCTCTTAATTATGAAGATATTGAAACACTTCAGACAATAATCCGTAAATTTAAAGAACTCGGCGGGGTTCCTCATGGCAGTTGCGGAATACATATTCATGTTGATGGCGCAAACCATACAGCTACTTCTCTCAGAAGATTGGTAAATTTCTTTTTCAGCAGACAAGAAATTATCTATGATGCTCTTGCAGTGGGAAACAGAAAAGACAGATGGTGCAGGCCGGTATGTAAGGATTTACTGGATACAATGAAAAAAGAAAAGGATCTTGATACAAGAAAAGTTGAAGAAATCTGGTACAGCAGTGCGAACGATCAGTATCATGGTGGTATTGATCATAGTCATTACAATTCAACAAGATACCACGCCCTGAATCTTCACAGCTTCTTCCAGAAAGGCACAGTCGAATTCAGACTTTTTAATAGCACTCTTCATGCAGGAAAAATTAAAGCGTATGTACAGTTTTGTTTAGCACTCTCTGCATGGTCCATCGAATCTGATGACAAAGTCGTATTTAGATCCATGAACGGATACACAGCAAAGAAAAAAGTCACTCTGATGTACAATATCCTTACAAACAGACTTGGGCTTTACGGAGACGAGTTCAAAACCTGCAGACTTCACATGATGAAACAGCTTCGCGAAAATGCAAATGCAGAACATGTAGCTTAATCATAAATCAGCTGACCTAGCGGCTTGACGGGGAGAAAGGAAAAACCATGAGTTTATATGTAGCATACGGAAGCAATCTTAACGTACAGCAAATGTCATACCGTTGTCCTGGAGCAACAATCGCATTTACTGGATATCTGATAAATTGGAAAATACTTTACAGGGGAAGCCGCACAGGATCTTACGCGACCGTCAAAAGGCAAAAAGGAAGTAGGGTTCCTGTTGCTGTTTGGAATATCGATAATAAAAACGAGAAGGCTCTTGATCTGTATGAGGGCTATCCGAGATTTTATAGAAAGAAAAATGTATTTGTGCAATTAAAAAACGGCACAAGGAAAAAGGCTATGATATATCTGTTGCCTGACTCAGCCACTGTGGGAAAACCATCTAATCGTTATGTTGAAACTGTATTGCAAGGTTACAAAGATATGGGATTTGATACAGATTATTTGTACGATTCGTTAGAATATAATTTAAAAGAAATGAATTAAAGAGGGGGATGTAACATTCCCCTCTTTAATAAGATGTAATCGTTGCAGCGGCTACATCTTTTTGTTGGGTTTCAGGGTTCCCTGGCGTGTATGGACAACTGACGTTTCTTTGTTCGGCACCCTAATGATCAATTCGTCTAGTTCACAGTTTAGCGCTTCGCATATTAGATCAAGGTGCTCAAGGTTTACCCTTTCCGTGAGCTCGTGGTACAACTCATTGATAGTGTTAGGACGTATTCCTGTTGCCCTTGCCAGATCCGCCTGTGTAAGTCTTAATTCCCCAAGCTTTTTCGATAGCAAAATTTTTATCATGCCATTGCTCCTTCCGTTATAAATTACCACTTTATGGTAATACACGACGGAAATTGTTAGATTATATCGTTTTTGGCTATATCCTATCGAAATCTTGATAAACGAAGCTTGTTTATCCTATCATATTGAACGCATAAAAAATAGCGGTAATATATGGAAGGAACTCCATTTACAGAGTTCCTTTTGATGTGATATATTTTAATGTGATTTTAGAAGGCACCGTCTGTTAAATCAACTTCTTGAAGTATCCAGCTGGGACGAACTCCCTTACGAATCCTTCGTCATTTGGATACGGAATCCGGATGAAGTACCATCTTTTTCCCTTTACGGTTTCGGTGTATTTCATCACATCTACAACTGCATTCTTCTTGATTATCGGAAACAGTTTTGCCTGAGTCTTACCGGCTACACTGTAGCATTTGCAATCCTTTGTGAATCTGGCTACATAGGCTACTGTGTTCTGTTTCTTCTCTGCATCAGATGTGACAGTCTGATCTCCGGCATAGCGTAAGATGCAATGCCACGGGTAATTTCTATAGCTACGGATCAGAAACTCTTTTCCGGTCTGATCTCCCGGCTGTCCGCCATGTGCGGTACCTTTTTCGTTGATCGAGGCTTCTACCTCTTTACCAGCTCCACAATACATCGCAACATGATGAGCTTCATTCAGCAGCACATCACCACGCTTTAACCCTGTTCCGGTTCCTCTGTTGACAGAAGCGGTAATGTCTTTGAATCCATTCTTCAAGAACACATTTTTCATATCTCCTGTGTATGTAGCACCACCAGACTTAACCGGAACTCCGGCGTTCTGCCATGCCTGGATCACAGCAGATGAACAATCGTAATCTCCCTTTTCTCCCCAGCGGTAGTCCTGATCGTAGCCGTGAGAATCATCTTTCGCCCATGTCTCCATCTGCCTTATTGCTTTTTCTGTTTTTGTCATTGCTGCATCTTCCTTTCTTTCCGCAGTCACAGCATAATTCTTAATCATGCTGATTACCGCTTTCTGTCTGTCTGTGTAATCTCCTACCTGGTTCGGCGTCGAGTCTGCCGGATCCTTACATAACGTTGCATAAATCTTGTCTGCAGTGTACGGTTCCGGAGTTTTAGACAAGATTCTTTTCAATGCGTCAAAGCCACCCTGATGCAGGATATTGATGCATTCCATCATGGCACTATCTGGCATGGTTCCATATGCTTTTTCAATGATCGGAATATACGCTTGTATCTGGTCTTCCATGTACTGATCCTGGCATTCCTTCCCCAAGTCAGTGCTGATAATGTCTACGATACATTTTCCTTTCGCAGATTCTGCTGTTACGGCGTATGTATCCCAGCTCTTCATCAGCAGGTCTTTTTCCATGCCTGCATTATCCATGTCTTTGAATAGCTTCGGGTTTGCTCTCTGAATCCGGTATAACAGTTCTTTTGCTTCTCCTGCGTACCACTGGCCCGCACCGATCGTAATAGCTTTTTCATTGCTACAGTTCGCTCCGACCCCGGCAAAGCAGGAATAATCCTGCTTACCATATACCTGATCTCCGGATTCCACTGCGTACAGTATTTTTCTCAACACAGTTATATTTTGCTTATCCATAAGTCCACCTCGCAAAAAAGGAGCCTTAAAACAGGCTCCTAACTACTCATTTTTATTCGGGAGTTTAATTTGCCCAAGTGACTGAATGACCTTGTCGTATCCAACCATTGCAGACAGCCAGGACAAAAGTACTAACGCAATAAGATATACTGCCATTTTGCTATTAATCTGCGCCTCCATCAAAATAATGTACCCAACTCCAACAAGCAGAGATAAAGCTACAGCCACCCCTCCTGCAAGGAAATTTGCCTTGTAGGTTTTTTTTGACTCTTCAAGCAACTTCTTAATACCTTCAGTCACTAAGCCGGTAAAGATTGATACAATCATAAGTAACAGTAAAAAATATTCTAATGTCATAAATTTATCCTCCTCTTCTTATGCAAATACCCAGTCTTCAGCAAGCATATCTGCCTGTGACGCTAGCCATCCCATCTGTACACCAGAAGTTCCGACAAAAGCTACTGCCATGTTGCCGATTGCGTCATGTTCACAGTTCACGATATCTCCGGTAGGCGATTTATAAGAGATTCCGCTTGCAAGCTGAATGTACTGCTTCTTTCCATTCCATCCTTTTCTTGCTACTTTCATGCCTCTTTTCAGGTACTTAATTGCTTCTCCAAAAGAGAATGTTGCTTCTCCGCCAAGAATCGGGCAGTTCCGACTATCCGCATAAA